TGTGAGTACGCAAGTGAACAGTTGGTTGAAGAAGCTTATTTCAAGCACGCTAAATCAATGCAAAATAAACCTGTTACTCATGATGGTGATTATCTACTTAATTTTACACGTAAAGTTGATCAGATATCTAAAGGCTTTCAACATAATCCAGAAATCATGCAGCACTCTACTAGTGCCTGTTATGAACGTGGCTACTCAAAAGGAGGAGCTATGACCCATTTAGTTAAAGACTACAATGGACATGAAGGATTAGAATGGAAAGAGGTAGGAAAGAAGAGGTATAAGATAAACTCTCCTGTCTACTTATTAGGTAGTACCCGACAACTTTTGATGATGTTCGAGAAGAATCACAAGGTAGAAAGTATTTATGGATATGTGAGTTATAAGAGTTTCGACGAGCTCTTCTTTGATATACAACTTAAAGAAGAATTTGATCGACCCCTTGATTGTATGACTTATGCAGTCAAGGAACCTTTGAAGATTCGCATGATAACCAAAGGGGAGGCGAAGCGTTACGCTTTGTCTAAGTGTCTTCAGAAATCTCTGTGGAGACACATACAAAAGTTTAGACCGTTTTGCTTGACGGGAGAAACACTCGACGGATCACATATCTATGAATTATTGGAAAAGACATCCTCAATGAATAAAAAATATATAAAAGGAGAGAAAAAGAATTTAGATTTGTTTGTTAGTGGAGATTACTCTGCTGCAACTGATAATATTGACGCTCGACTTTCTGCTATTGTTATGGAATCATTCACATCCCAGGCAGTTCGTTTCCTTTGGGAACGAGACTTCCGTGTCTATGAACAAATGGAGTCAAGGAGACTCGACATTTTCAATAGTATTAATGAAAAGAAGAAGCAAATATTAAAGGTATTAATTCAATTTGAAACCGAACAATTTTTGGGACAGGAAACTGTTCTAGACCAGTTGTTGATTTCTAGTCTTGAATTCGAGATTGAAGAACTCGAAATTGAATTAGAGAGTATTAAAGAGAAATTTAGTAGTAGAAATAGTGAAAAGAACAAATTAGAAGAAATATATTTATCTGTCCTTAAACCTCATATCGTGCATTATCCAAGCATAATGGGAGTCCCGATCCATCCTCCTGTTGTCCAAACAAATGGCCAACTAATGGGATCGCCGCTTTCATTTCCAATTTTATGTATCATAAATCTTATTAGTTACTGGATGTCACTCGAATCGTATTTAGAAAAGGATATTCCTCTAGAGGAACTTCCTGTTTTAATCAACGGAGATGATATTTTATTCCAGAGTAATGAGGAACATTATGATATATGGAAGAATGAAGTGAAGGAGGTGGGATTCAAATTAAGTGTGGGTAAAAACTATATCCATGACAGTGTTTTAACTATCAACTCCAAGTTATTCACTGTAGAAAAGACCGAACTGACCGCTGTCGTTAAAGAAGTAAAATTCTTCAACGTAGGCTTGCTTATGGGAATATCTAAGGTCGTGTCCGATAGTAAGGAACTATTGGTAAAGCGACTTTCTGATAACTACCAGCAAGTGATGGAAGGAGCATCTCAAAAGCTAAGAGCTCAC